TTAATCGTACATAGTCTTCTACCGTACCACCAGTCTCTTGCATAAATGAAACAAGCTTTTCAACATTCTCTGGCAATTGCATACCAGAACTTTTGCTTTCCGCAATTGCTTCATCTAACTCTTTTGCCAATTCCGCTACAACTTGCGCTGCAGGTTCCTCTTGAGCATTAATTACAATTACTTCTTTTTCATCTTGTTCGGCAAGCTCTTTATACTCTTCGTCTCTTTGGACCACTTCTTGCAATCCCACTTCGGGCTGTTCTGCGCGTAACACGCTTTCATTTGTTGCTTGCTCTTGAATGGCATCTTCTTCTTCTTTTTTAGGTTTTAAGTCTACTTTAGTTACTTGAGATGGTTTTTCAAGTTTCTTCATTGCGGGTTTTCTTTTTTGCATTTTGAATTCACCCTCTTGTTTAATTTGTTCTGACATGATATAATATTATAAAATTGGTTAACTAACTACATTTGATCTATTGACCCCAAACCAAAACCGCCACCTGCGTTATCAAATTCTGATTCAAAGTTTTTTGGTAATGTATCATTTTTTCTTTGATCAATCAATTCGCTTTGCTGACTAGCTTGCATTTTAACTCGTTTGTCCTTTCGATCTTCTATGTCGTTTATTTTTTGTTGTTGTGCACCCACTTGAGCCTGAGCTAGTTGCATATTATACTGAAACTCTTGCGCCATCAACTGTTGTTTTATTTGCAACTCTTGTTGTAATCTTTGTATTGTAAATTGCGCTTTTGCTTGCTCAATTTGTATTTCCGTTTGCGCTAATGCTTGTTGTTTTTGAACTTCAGACATTGCGGTTTGTTCCGCTAATTGAGCGTTCGCCTGCGCTTGCGCTTGTATATTCGCTTGTTGGTTTGCTTGGTCTCTTTCTAACTTTTTCTTTCTTTTATATTTCAAAGACTGATTAGCAAGTTTAAGATTTTTTATTTGTCTTAAATCAATTGCATCTTCAAGATCAATTCCCCCTGTCTGTAAAGCTATCTGAATATTTTGTTCTAACTGTGCTTTCTCTTCTTCATCTGGTTCTAATTCCAAGAATATACCAAAGTCATGCAAGTTTAAATTCATTAGTTCCTCCAGCGTCTTAACATTAAATGTTGATATGCTTTCACGTAATGACTGAGCAGTCAATGGAAACTTTAACGAATCCGCTACTCTCAATGAGATATTTTCGCATAAACGTAAAGTTAGATATAAACTTGACTGTGTAATATGGCGTGTTGCGGTATTTGAATTTGCTGCTGCCATTTTTTGTAAACCTACTAAAGCTTTCGGATCAGGTGTGCTACCGTCTCTTGCTTCATTCAATCCGGTTACATCTCTAATCATTTGCAAATAATATTGATAAGTTGAAATCAATGATTGTATCTTACCGTTTGCATTTGATGTTTGTAACTCTTGAATAGGTATTTTACCAGGATTGCCTGTACCGTCTTGTGTTTGTGATCTACCAACAATACTACCAGTTTGGAAGTACATATTTAATGCTTCGGTCGGATTGTAATTTGTTCCATTACCTAAATCAACTTCCGCTAATCCATCTACGTCAACAAAAACCCCATCTGGTACCATTCTAGATAGTACTTGCTGAAGTTTTAAATGTGTAAGTTGGATCATATCTGCAAACCCCGTAATACGACTAACTAAAGATTCAATCTTACCTTTGTACATTCTTGGTGCACAAATAGCATAGTTCATTTCTACTTTTGTTGTATCGGCTGCCGGGCGGGTCATGTTCTCGGACATTTCCCATTGCAACATTTTTTCGTGGCCTAAAATTTTAGCCCCACTGTATAATACCTCTATGCTTCTAGAAACTCTACTGAAATTGTCGCTTACTGGAGGATTAAAAGTATCAGGTTTTTCTAATGCTTTTTCTAATCCAAACTCTGTTTGTTTGATTTTAAATACTTGTTCTGAATACGTTTTATACTCAAAGTACAATACCTGTACAGAGGAATTATCATAGTCTTGACCATAATAGTTACGAGTATAATTATTATCACCTGGATATTTTTCTATCTCTTTTAAATCATCTGTTGTTAAATGAGGGAATTCTTTTTTAAGTTCTTCCAAACTAATGGATTTAACTTCGCCAACATACCACAGGTCTTCAAAGTTTGGATCCTCTGTATAGGAATAAACCAAATTAGCAGGATCAACATATTCCAACACAATTCCATTCGCTTTATTCCAACTGGTTTTTGCACATGCAATACCTAATATTGTTAAATCGTAATTTAATCTTCTATTAATTAATTCATATTTATTACGATCTAATATTTGATTTATTAATTCCTCCTCTGCTATTTCGACGGATTGCTTATAACTTAATTGTAAATGCAATTCGAGTTCTTCTTCGCTTTCCGGTATAGAACTTGGATCATTAGTATTAAATAAATCTTGACCTAATTCATTTTTTACACGCATTAGGTACTCTTTGGCATTCATATCCCTAACGATTTTCTCTGCATACCTTGTTCTTTTTCTAGTCGATTCAGGGTCTTGCGCGTATGCTTTTATTTCATAACTCTTACTAGAGATACCGTTTACTAATATATCAACAAACTTAGGAATAACTGGAACTGGTTTCCAATCCAAATTAAGATAGGATAAGTCACCATTTATAGACAATTCATCTTTATATTTTTGAACAGATTGTTCTCCTCTAGCATATAATCTTAAGTTATGAAATCTTTGCCAATTTGAACCCCAACGGTTGCCAGTTCCCCATCCAACTCTGTCGCCTCTAAACCATTCATTTTCAATAGCTCTTCCTACAGCTTTACCGTAGTCGTAACTTTGCTTTACCTCATCAGGTACTACCTGACTTGGGAAGGAACTATTACTATTAGTATAAATCATCTATTTTATTATTTGTGAATTATAACCTTCGTTATTGTATCTTTTAAATCCTAATGAGACTCTATCTTTTTGTATTGGATTATTTGGAATGTACCTATGTTTGTTACATGCCATTATAGCCAAGCCCGAACTAATCGAGGCATCATGGTTTGTTCTGGCGTTTATATTAAACCTAGCCCAATCTTCCAATGTCTTTTGGAAATACATTGTACCATATTCATCGCCTTTTAATCCAACGTATTCTTCTATATATGTTTCAATAGCAGAAGCGTGAGCTTGTATTATATCTTGTGACGAGTTTGGTATTCCACCAACTTCTTTTTCAAACGGCGATAATTTGTTCCAAACTTTATCTGGTCGATTCATTGAGTATCCTCTATATCCTCTTCTTTTAAAATGGTATAATAATCTTGGTTTGTTATTCTCTGCCAATATTGGCATGCCATAAAACACACAAGCCATAAGTACGTCCTCAAAGAATATCTCAGATGTCTGAGGTCTAGCGATATATTCAAGGAAGAAATGATTAGCTGGAATATCCTCCATAGTAAACTTAGTAAGCCCGTGTAGTGCTCCATTAGAACCTCTTGAATTAACTGTACCGGATATATCATAGCTATCACAACCAAAAGCGCCACAATGTTCATTGCCTGGATATTTTAACCCATCTTTTATTATCACTCGGTTTTGGAGATATTTAGGTGGAACCCATGAAATTAAAAATCTTCCGTCTTTATGTGGGAAAAATTGTACTCTTGTATCGAGCACTCCGCCTTCCCATTGAAAGCTGCCACGAGTAACCACGTTTGTGTTTCGTAGGTCCTCGTTGTAATCTATTTGTTCGTATATTTTTGTAAGATTAAACAAAGATTGTTTTGTCTCATCTCTAAAGGCATGCTGCTCGGTTCTTGGAAACTGACGGTAATATTCATTTAATCCATCTGCATCTTGCTTTAAACCGTCAACCTCATTTTGCCAATGTTCAATAACACCATATTCAATCCAATTGCCATCAACACCTTTTATCGGTTTTTCTGGAGTATCGAAGACAGGTAACCCATAAGTATCAATGAATCCCTCGTAGGACCATTCCATAGGTATGAACAAACTATATAATCCTGAACTAGTCTGTCCATTGCGGTTTCTTTTTGTAACATCCGAATCATAGTAAAGTTTTTTAAAGTTTTCCCCTCCTTTGTCTAATGCATTAGAGGTTGATCCCATCATACACTTTCCAATAATTCTACTACCTAATCTTAATGTTGTTTTTGTTACACGCCAGTTGTTCAGAATATTATCAGGTCTTTCCCATTTACCGCTTTCATCATGAACTAAAAGTTTTAACTTTTCCCCATCATAACTATTATCCCCGGTATTTTTCCAGTCAATAGTTGTATCAAGCCCTTCAAGCTCCATCAGCTGTTCATTGGAATCTAATTTCCTTCTGGTTAATTTTGATGCTGGTACACGATAAGCCAATTCTGTTTTTGGTCTATCCATACCATCTTGTATAGGTTTGAAAAAGAAAGGATAGTTAACTGAAATTGGTACAACCTTGTCGGTAAACATTTTTTTAGCATCCGCTCCGGACTTTGATAATACACCAAATCTAGAGTCACTGGACATAGTAGCTTGGTTTACAAGCTCTGAGGAAGACATAAAAGAAAATCCAGAACGTCTATTCTTTAAATAGCACATTCCATAACATCTTGGATCTGCTTTGCAAGCTTCCCAAAATATAAAAAACAATCTGTTTGATTCCCTGAAGTCAGGTGCACCTACATCAATTTTACTCCACTGTAAGTACATGTAATGCGTTCCAGTTATATATGTTGGTTTGCCATTGCTATAATAGAAAAAACCTTCATCCCTGTATTTAAACTCATTATCTATATAATCATACCATCTCTCTTTAAAATGATCTGGTTGTTTATTCCAATCAAAAACACTTTTTAACTTATCTAATTCCTTTGGATAAGCAAACTGTTCCCAAAATTGTTCTTCTTTATTTTCTGATTTTTTATATACGCCTTCTTCTAATGGCAATGCAATCTTTAGATTCTGTATTTCGTATACTTCTCCGATCTTACCGGTTTTACTAATGATAACCATATCGTTATCTTTGTCATAACCGTATTTCCATTTCTTATTGCGGTTACCTTGTTCCAAGGTTTTCTTTGTTATGTAACCAGGTAATATTTTGTATAAAGTTTGTTCGTACATTATTTAGATCTCCCTTCTGCAAACCCTTTAAATACCTTTTGATTAGTATCTGTTTTTGCTGATTCTTCATCATTGATTAGTTTTTCTTCCATCTCAATGCGCGTTAGGATTTCAAATGCATCAAATATCGCTAGCTTTTTAGTTGCCGCAGCGTTTTTTAATCTATCTGCCGATATATCATCTCCACTATCTATAATCGCCTCTTCCGCTACCTTGACTAATTCATCAACTGCTTTTCGCCCAGCCCGGATTATACTCAACTTCGTTTCCTTTATACTCATATTTAATTACAATATCATTTGATTTCATACAATACAATCGCTGGTCATCTATTACAAATTCAAATTCACCAAACGGTTTATAGCCGACAAGGTCTCCAGGATTGATTTTAAGCTCATTTAAGGAGCTATTTCCATATTTTAATATACCAATATGCTTTTGTTCTTTATCTAGCTTTAAATAGTCTATATTCTTAATAGGTTTAACAAAACAACAATCACCAAATGATTTCCATTCGGTATTGGTTTTGTATAAATATATTTGATCCGCATCACAAAAATATAAATCTTCTGTGAAATATGCTCTACTATTCTTTTGTTCTCCTTTCATTCCATAGAATCTTCGGAAAACATTGTGGTGTATTACAATTGTATCGCCAACCTTTATATCAGTTTCAAACGCGAGTGGTACTGCAACAACCTTTGCCAAATTATTTACAGCTTTAAAAGTTTCTATTTTGGTATTTATAAT